AATGGCAAGATTGATGAGTGGTGCAAGTGGAAGAAAAAGAACATTTTCACAAGCACACACAATCGCTATGAGGAGAGTTGGTAAATGAGTGGATTTACAACATCAACTACTTTAAAAGAAATGATAAACAAATTTCCAATGAGAAAGAAAAGAAGAAATGTCAAAAAAAAGAAAAAGAAAAAGCGTTCCAAAAGATAAAAAGACTGGAATCCCTAAAAAATACCTTTCAGGTCTTAAAGGCTCTAAAAGAATGACTAGAGCTAGATTAATTAAACAAGTAGCATCAATTTATAAGTCAGGTGGGTTTATACCTAGAGATCTATTACGAAGAAGAACGAGGTCATAATGGCAAGAAAGTTTAGAAGACCTTTATCAGCTAGAGTTCAAGCTACTTTAAGAAGCAAAGCTAAAGCTAAAAAAGGTGTTTCATATAGTACATTAGTTAAAGTTTATAGAAGAGGACAAGGTGCTTTTTTAGGAGCTGGATCTAGACGTGTTCCAATGTCCGCATGGGCAATGGGTAGAGTCAATTCATTCTTAAGAGGCTCTAGAAAGCATGATCTTGATTTGCGAAGAAAAAAAAAGTAAAAGGGATCATGGCAACAAAGATACAACAAAACAGAGAAGATTTGATCCGAGTAGAGGGTGAGCTTAAACTTTTAAAACAAGAGTTAAGAACTATAAAAACAAATCATTTATATCACTTAGATTTAAGAATATCTCGTATAGAAAAAATTATGTGGGGTTGTACTCTAACAGTTTTAACACATCTAATTTTTACAGTTCTTAAATAAATAGACAAAACTCCCAACACAAGTTATAGTTGATTCCTATGAAAAGGATATTAGTTATTTCTGATATGCATATTCCTTACCACCATCAGGATAGTTTTGCATTTTTAGAGGCAATAAAAAAAGAGTTTAAACCAACGTTTACAATGTCAATCGGTGACTTGTTAGACTTTCATGCTATATCAATGCACACACACGATCCTGATTTATTTAGTCCAGGACATGAGCTAAATGCCTCCAAACAACATATAAAAAGGCTTGAGTCTATGTTTCCTAAACTAATAGAAATAGACTCTAATCACTCTAGTTTAGTTTATAGACGAGCAGTAAAATTTGGCATGAGTAGACAATTTTTAAAAGACTATGGTGAGTTTTTAGGAACTAAAAAATGGAAGTGGGTGGATGATTTAACTATTACTATGTCAAATGGTGAGAAATGTTTTTTTACTCATGGAAGATCAGCTGATGTTTTAAAGGTATCTCAAACGATGGGACTTTCAACTTGTCAGGGCCACTATCATACCGCCTTCACTATAAAATATTGGGCCAATCCTGAACGTTTATTTTGGGCCATGAATGTTGGGTGTCTTATTAATCAAAAAAATTTAGCTTTTGCCTATTCTAAAAACCACAGAACAAGGTTTATCGTGGGTTGTGGTATAATACTTGATGGAATCCCACGTCTTTTGCCTATGGTATTGAATAAAAAAGGCAGATGGATTAAAAAGCTAGTATGACAGATAAGGTCGATGAAAAAAAGGTCGTTAAAGGCAAAATAAGAGCTTTTAAGAGGGGTTCAGCACTAGATAAGCAAATAGGTGGCTCTCATTACAAAAATACAAAAATAGACCCTATTGAGCTAATAGTGGCCCACAAGCTAGATTTTATAGATGGTAATATTGTGAAATATGCAGTAAGAAAAAAAGATTACGAGTCCAATCGTGAAAGATATGAAAAAATCATTCACTATTGTCAATTAGCTTTGGAGTTAAAATGTGGTTCACTTTATGTAGATTAGCTCTTAAAACAGGAGCAGAGATATACAAAAACAAAAAACGTGCAAAACTTTTAGAAAGTGAAGCAGAGGTCAAGCATTTAGAGAGAGCAGTAGCTGGTGAGGTCGAGCTACAGAAAATAGTACACAAAAGACAAGAGTCAGATTTTAAGGATGAGTTCTGTTTAATTTTACTCTCGTTGCCTTTGTTGATTTTGGCATATTCTGTATTTTTTGGTGACCAGGCTTTACAAGAACGAGTCGACTATTTTTTTATGAAATTTGAGAACCTTCCATATTGGTATCAAGGATTAGTTATAGGTGCTTTTAGTACAATACTTGGTATTCGAGGTGTAAATACCTTCAAAAAAAAATAATTACCTAAAGTCTATTATATGTTAATAATGTCTATGGATGATTTTATATTTGTAGACGCACAATTCTTTTTTGCACCTTCAGAGGAAAACGAACCTCTTGGTAAAGCAGTTTCTATATCCTTTGTAGATCAATATCCAAACTTCGAACATAAAGAAAAAATTTTAAAAAATTTTGAAGAGAATGGCCTGTATCTCTTAGATTATGAGATTACTTACAGGCCAATCAATAAAAATGATGATTTAGAACCTTATAATATTACAAGGCACTAAAATATAATTGCTCCTAATATAAACCCAGCTACAAAGCAAAGCCACTCACGTCTATACTGGAGTTCGATTGCTTTCCAATCAGATTTTGTTTTTCCAAAATATAACATTATCTCTCCTTACCCATAAGTTGTAATTCTCTTTTAAGTTCACTTTGTAAAAGAGAAATTTCGGTCAGCATATTATTATAATCGGTCTTTGCTTTCAAATGTTTTTTATCAGCATCATCGTCTTTTAACTTTTGCATAACCCAATCTTTATCAAGAGTAATACTAGCCTCTATATCCTTTACAGATTTCTTTTCTTGACTAGTTTTATATTTGATAAACAAACCAGCATATAGTTCTTTAGTTGCTTTATTAGTTCCTAACTTATAACCATATGCATCATTGTATATTTTGGACAAACCTCTTAACTCATTCATAAGTTCTGAGGTATTAAGTTTTAGATAATCTTCAGAATGGGATTGTGTCATCTAATTCCTCATCAGTATCATCTCCAGGCTCTCTTTGATTATCTAAGTTTTTATAATCTTCCATAGTGACTGGTTTTGCATTTTCTGGTGCAAACTCTTGAACAGGCATAGCTGGTATTGAGTCAGCAACTTTTTTAAAAGTTCCCATTCCAGGTTTTCTTAGATATGGCTTTCTCATTATAAAACACACAACTTCTTCTAAATTATCGCCATATTGTCTTTGTTTAAAAGGTTCTTGAATTTTAGTTTCTAAATTTAATTCATAACCCATTTTCACATAGTTTTGAACTGCTGGGGTTTTCCACCAGTCTAACCATTGTGAAAATTTATATTTTTTTTGAGTTAAAGAACATTTAAGAACTAAATCGCTTAATTTTCTTTTGTACTCATACTTTGGTGCTTTGACTCCTGTAGGATAAAGTTTACCTTCTAACCCACAGAAAGGCATTTTATTTTTTTGATCGTACATTGTGACCTTTCTTTATTTTTTGTTTATATTTTTCGGTTTGATCTTCAAAAAGTTTTACAGATTTATAAGCAGATAATAATCCTAAAAAAGCCTTAAGGTGTTGATTTTTACTTAAGACCCTTCTTACCTCTATCTTAGATCCATCTTTAGGAAGTCGGACTATACACATTCTGTCAATTTTTTTGCCAGTTTGTTTTTCATATGCATATTTATAACCATGCAATTGATGAATAACAGAAACAAATATACCATTACTTGTTTTTATATCTATCAACCACACTCGGCCTTCTTTATCTTTTGCGACTAAATCAATTGTTCCAGCAAAGCCTCCTGGTAAACACACAATTTTTTCAGATGCAATCTTAGTGAAGCCTTCTTTAGTCCACCAAGTTATAAATTTATTTAAACAATCCAAAACAACAGGATCTTCAGGTTTTATAAAATCCTCACCATTTACAAACTTTTCTATAAAACCATGAACAAGTTTTCCTGTAGATAATATTTTAGTTTGTTTTAAATTACCTTTAGACTCTGCGTCATCTAATATTTTTTGTATTTTATCGTCAGGAAGATATTTGACCATTTCTGCCTTTATACTATTAGTTTTCTCTCTTATCTTCCAACCCTCTAAATCAGGTTTATGTAGCATATCAAGTATCGTTGACACCCCTATATATTTTTCATTATCAACTATATATTTATGCCCATACTCTTTAAATATTATTTTAACTCCATTTTCTAATGTTAAGTATTTATCAGCCATTTAAATCCTCCTTATGTTTAGCTGGTTTTAAAAGCCATTTGACAGTCGTTCCTAAAAAGTTTGCGACCCTAAATAAATCAAATGCTTTAATTTCATTATCACCTTTCTCATACTTTTGGATTTGCTGAAAACTTACGTTTAAAGCTCTACCAACTTTTGTTTGAGTCTTATTGTTACAGAGTCTAGCAAACTTGATACGTTTACCAAGCAACTTATGAAAGTTATCCCTGTCCTTTGTATTTAAATGATAAACTTGTCTAGCTTTTGACATAGACTCTCGTACATCAATTAAATTTTTTTTAGTTACTTTTAGTTTTCCTCTCACTGATCCTCCTTAATTTAAAATTTTGCTAATTATAATTTTAGCAATTTTAAAACCTACATTTTCATTATATATGCATTTTTGTAATGATCTTCTTCCCACTCCAATATGTTTTGCAAATTCGCAATGATTCATTAGTAATTCACATCGTTTATCTTCGATTTTTTTCACAGCATAATTATTAAATACAACTGTTTTACCTCTCACTGGATTTTCAACGATATCATAATATTTAATTAAGGACATTATGATTCCTCCCTAATAAACATTTTCTATAAATATCTGTATATTGAGACTCAGCTTTTGGACTCAATATCCAAAAATTTAAATTACTAAAAAATGTGGTGTTGTTATCTGCAAGTTTTTCACAAAGTATTAAGTCATTTGATATTTCACTTGCATTACTTAAATCAAATTTAGAACGACCCTTTGTATCTACTAATGGTGTAT